CCCTCGCAGCGTGCGCCCGCTCTGTGGGCATCAAGCACGCGGTGGCCCTTGAACTTGGCTATGATTGGGGCTGGGACATGGCCCATATCGAAATCAAGGACTGGCGCACCGCTCAGAAACGGCACCTGCACCGCATGGACGTTGAAGGCGTTGAGCGCCCCTTGACCCCCCTTGAACTCTGGGAACGCTTCTGTGAAGTGCTCCCCGGGCACCCCAACGTGGCCGGTGGAGCTGGTGCGCGCCGCCTAAGTGAGCTCACACCTATTCCCTGATCATAGAAAACTTTCCCGCCGCAACATGGACGGCTCTCGGAGCGTCTGAATGATGAGGCAAGAAAATGCCAGCCGGAGGCCCCGCGAGTAAGCGGGTTTTCTTGCGATGCCGTAGGCACAAGCAACGGCGATTAAAAGCGCCACGACACCCCCGAAAAGCCCTGTAAAGGGCGCATTCGGGGGTGGAATTACAGACCCCTTGTTCCTGTATACAATTACTGACACCCCCGCAGGAGTTACAAACCATGTGTTCCGAACCCCTCCAGTTCCGCGGCGAGACGATAGCTTGCCGCCACTGTAACGACTGCATCACCTCCAGAAAGAACGACTGGGTGGCCCGTGCAATGGCCGAAAAGGCCACTAGCGGCGAAGCCCTTGTAATGATGCTTAGCTATCGAAACAATCCTGACGGCACCCTTCCCGACCCTGCTCGGGCGTTCCACTATAAAGACGTCCAAGACTTCTTGAAGCGCATTCGCGCTTCTTATAACCGCAAGTATAAAACCCATGGTGAAGTCCGTTACATAGTAGCGGGCGAAAGAGGCTCCCAAAGGGGCCGCGTCCACTGGCATATAATACTATTCTCAGACAAGTCCCTCTCAGTCCTTGGCAAATGGACTGACCTAAAAAACAACAAAATCCCAGAAATGCGCACAGATGAAAATGTGCATTGGTCACTATGGCCGCACGGGTTTGTGCATCCGCAAATACCCGATCAAAAAGGCATGGCATACGTTCTAAAGTATGCCTTAAAAGACCAATTCAATTCTGTAAACTCACAAGGGACAATGAGATACACCAAAAGCGAAGACAACAGCGCGAGCATGTTTAGGATGAGCAAGGAACCGGCAATCGGTTTCCGATACTTGCAACAAAAATTAGACGATTGGGAAAGGCGCTTGATAGTTCCTATCAAGCTTCAAGTCGCTGTGCCCAACTACAGCGGCTACTGGTGGCCGAAAGCAACGCTTCGCCCCTACTTCCTCCAACGGCTACATGAAATAAACAAGAAAAGGAGAGAACTAACAGGGAAAAACTGCCCACAATGGGCAACACTCCTCGCGGGGTTGTCAGAAATAAAAAATGAAAAAGATATGGAGCATCTATACTATGGCGAAGAAAAAGAAGACGCAGGCGTCAGCGAAGCAACCTTCGCAGCCGAGGTCGCCGCGCATCAATCCGCGGCTAACGAAGCCCGAAAGATTTCCGAAATACGATCACGGTGTGGTGGCACCCGTGTCTGTCGATCCTGTTTCGACGGAAAAACCGACGAACAGAAAGCCGAACTCGCGGCTTGGCAAAGACAAGTTAACACCGTTTACTCCGATGATCACTCAACCGGAAACTATACCCGTGAACAGTGGTTCCGCTCGCGGGACCAAATCAACCCACATTGCACCCGCAAGCTACAATCCGACCATGGGCGCGCGTTCGGTATCGGACGCCCTGCCCGCCGACAACTCTGCTGATAAGCGTGAGTTCAAAAACTGTAAGGCAAGGCCCGATCCCCGACAGGGGGGCGGCTCAACCCGTAAGGTTGACTTCATCCCTTGGTGTAAGAAGACTTGACTTAGCGCAAAATTGCGCGCACAAAAAACAACGGCCTTATGAAAGGATACAACGTGGCCCAAGCCTCCAATATCTTATGCGATCTAGGCCGCCCGCTTCTGCGGCGGGCTGGCACCTTCTCCGCAGGTGCTTTGATCGCCTTTGGCTTCCCTGCTGATCTGGCGCACAGCGCCGTGTCAGCCGGGACCGCTTTCCTCCTCATCTGTGTTGATCTCGCACTTTCTAAAAAGGCGCGCAACTAATGGGGTGGTTTATGCTTGCCGGTGCCGCCCTTGGGGCGGCGACTACTCTGCTCGGCCAGAATAAAGAAGCGCAAGCCCGAAAGGATGCCAACTATAACAACAGCCCTCAAGGGATCAGGGACCGCGCGGAAGCTGCGGGCTTCAACCCTTTGGCTTTCGTCGGCCCCGGCACCGGGACCGGCGCACAGTATGCCCCCACGATGGGGGCATCCATGGCCAATCTTGGCGCATTGTTCGCGAACGCAGGTTCGCAACTTGAAGATATCAAGTTCCGCGAAGCGCAACTTGAAACTGAAAACAAAAAACTGGAACAGTTGGCGATTGATCGCCAATTGAAAGCAAATGTTCCGGGCATCTATGGCCCGGCACAGTCGCCCGCCCCGGTTCCTCGGGGCGCTTCCTCTGCACCAGCGATGCAAGGACCGAACGTCTATGATCGACCTTCTTCTATGCTGGCTGTTCCTCGTGTCGCTAAGCGTCCTCCTGCTGAGCCTGTTCAGCCTGTGATGCCCAAATCAAGCATCGGTTCCGAGGGTCTTACCCTCGCGCCGGGGCGTGTAATCAAAGCGACCGAATACGAAAACGGACCCGGCCTCATGGGCGTTGAAAACGTCATGACGGGCGGTCATGTTGTGATCCCCGGCTTCGACGGGGAACCCATGGACGTAATGCAAGCGGTTACCGTCGCCCCCTTCATGGCTCCTCAAGTAACGGCCAATTGGATCGTTCGGGGCCTCAAGGGAATGCAACGCCGCTCCAAAGATCGTGCATGGGACGAATGGGTCGCTCGCTCCAAAGCGAAAGACCCTATCAAGGCGTTTGATCCGACCCCGCCGAAGCGCGGGTCTTGGATGATCCCCCGTCAACTTCCTTACGAATACAAGGGCAAAACCCAATGATGAACAAATACATGAAACCCCGCGGGCTGCGCCGTGAAGGCCAGACCCTCGGCGGACGTTTCCGCGGCGGCGTCCTTGCGCCGGTCCTGATCACGCCCTTGCGCGGATCGGAAAGCGGATCTCTCACACAGTCGATCACCTTCGAACTCGATCCTGTCGCCGGTCGCATGATCACCGAAGTCACCGCCGAGGTTATCAGCGTCTATGTGCCTGTTCAGGCCATGGACGCGCTTGCCAACCCGGAGGAAGCCTATCCCGGCAACTCCGAGGTGATCCGGGCCAAGCTGCTCTCCGGCGCTCCCCTGTTCGGTGTCGAACCCGAACATGAAATCTCCAAGCGTCTGGGCGTTGAGCCTCGCTCGGTCTCCGGCTCCAAGGTCGTCTCGACCACGGTGCGTCTTGCGCACAATGCCGCGATCAACCATTTGCGCCAGCGCAAATACGTCCACGCTGTGCAGGTGCTGGCGTCGTCCACGGCGATCACTCCTGCGCTCATCTCTCAGACGGTCCTTGACCGGCTGAACGCGGTTCTCGATCCCGAAGACCGCGTTAACGGCAAAGTGTCCCTGACCGGCAAAATCTCCGTCAAGGGCATCGGCGTCTTCGGCGCTCCTGTCGGCAACTCTGGCGCCGTCAAAGAAAGCAATGTCGGCACCGCCACGCGCAACTACGCGGACTACTTCACCGAAGATCAGGCCGGGCACAAAATCGCGATCGAAGAAAATCCTGATCGCGCCGGGTTCCCGAACATCTTCGCGGACCTTGCCGACGCCGCCGACGTCTCCCTGTCGGACTTCTACACGGCTCAACGCATGGATGCGCTCACTCGCGAAATGCGCAAGATTGTCGATGACAATCCCGAATTCGGCGAAGAACTCGTGGCCCGCTGGGCGCACGGTCTCAACGTCGATACGGGCAAACAGCCCTTCGTCGTCTACGAGAACCGCAACGTGATCGGCTCGGTTCAGGACCGCGCCAGCGATGGCGCGAACCTCGGCAAGGTCCAGACCAATCTGGCCGGTGCCGTCACCTTCTCCGTGCCGCTGCCGCCGACTGAGTTCGGCGGCATCGTCATCACCTTCGCGGCGATCAAGCCTGACGAAGCCTTGGCTTCGCAGCCGCACCCGGTCCTGTCTCAGGAGTGGGGCGCGATCAACTTCGTCGCCGATGAAATGGCGATTGATCCTGTCCCGGTGACTATCCGCGATCTTTATGCGGACTGCGAAGTCGAAGACGAAGCGACGGTGGTCTGCTACATCGGCAACAACCACTTGCTGAAAACGTATCTTCACTATGGCTTTAACCGCCATATCGACCCGACCACGGTCGAAAGCAAGTCTGCGATGTGGCAGCTTGAAATCCCCATGTCGGTCACGCCTGAAAGCGTGCTCTACCCGGCGACGCTCGACCACTATCCCTTCGTCGACAACCTCGCCGAAGTCTGCACCTACACCGCGTCGGCGATGGCTACCATCTCGACGCCCTACATCTTCGGGCCGAACCCGGTCGAAGAACTTGCCGCAATCGAAGATGCTGACATCTTCGAAGATGGGGAATGAACATGAGCCTCTCGAAACAGCAGCTCCGAACCTCCGGTCTCTACGTCGCCAGTGGCGGCGGTGACGTCTCGGTCTCTGACGAAGACGGCGTGGTCCGTTGGACCATGGGCCTTGCGGCTGGCTATCACACCGGCACCAGCCTTCTGGCGCATGTGCAGGATGGTGAAAGTCTCTCTTGGGACTCTGCGATCACCGCCGTTGACAATGGCAACGGTCGTGTGCGCCGTGTCCCCTATGGCCCCGCTTCACTCGACAGCGGTGCCAATCCTGACTTCCGGCCCTCGCGCCTGACCGACGCAGAACTTCACATGCGGCGTCTGCTCGACCGGGTGAACAAGAAGTCAAAAGCCCTCGACGCCCAAATGGCTGCGGCTGATGGGCTGATGAAACGCAGTGCGGCGCTTGTCGCCGCGCCTGCTCTGAAAAAGGCGGCGAAGCCCGCCGATCCCGATCCGCTCGGCGACGTCGTTGACGACGACGGTCCCGACCCGGACGCCCCCGCAGAATGATGTGGGCGGTGTTTCACGTGAAACACTCAACAGGACAGTGAAGCTGTCCTAAAACACTCGTCCAGGCGCGCAAAAAAGCTCAGCTCGCGCGCCTGGGCGAACAAACAAGGACAGTGTAGCTGTCCTAGAATGCTGTCCCAGGCGCGCAAAAAAGCTCAGCTCGCGCGCCTGGGCGAGCAAAGAATGGCACCCCCTCTGACCTAAAGGCTCAAAATGAAAACTTGGAATAGCCCTCAAGAACTGCTCGAAGCGGCCCGGAACTGGTTCTGGCCGCGCGCCAAGATGCAGGAGGTCCGCCGTCAGACCATGTTCTGTTACAAGGACGGACCTGCCTTCTTCCTCGGCCAACAAATCGTGAAAGCGATGCAGGATGCCGGGTTCCCTGCCAAGATCAGCGAATGCTATCGCTCCCCTGACCGTCAGGCCGAACTCAAGGCCAAGGGCCGGAGCAAGGCCGGGCCGTGGCGCAGCCCTCACCAGTTCTCTGAGGCGGTGGATATTATCCATCCGTCGAAGGGCTGGGACGTGCCCCCGGTCTACTGGGACACCCTCGCAGCGTGCGCCCGCTCTGTGGGCATCAAGCACGCGGTGGCCCTTGAACTTGGCTATGATTGGGGCTGGGACATGGCCCATATCGAAAT